CTTTGGGTTGAAATTGCGTTTCATCTGCGTACTCTTTATCTCTCGCATTGCGGGTTTGAAGGCTGAGTCTAGCTTAATAGCGGATAAATTGTAACTTTCAGCAAAAGATGGAAACTGAGACTGTGATTGTGGTTCTCGTTTTATGCTTTGTGTACCTAGTATATCGTTTTAGGTACAATAATTGCATACCTTTAGGAGTAGAGGATCATGTCAATGGGGTTTTGGCCAACTCCATTGATAGCACTTATGAAGATCATGTGTTTTTCCCAGTTGGGATCTCTCCAACCCGGTTCCAAGCTCATGTAGTTAGAGTGACTAAAGTTGAATTTGGTTTTTTGAAAAGAACCAAAGCCAACCGTTTAATGGTTCGTAAATTTATCCGTGATTTGATGCGTGATCATGGTATGCGCCCAACACATATACATCAACATCTTGATTTGTGTGTAGCCATATTTTTCATTCCGTCAAACATTGATATAATGGTCGAGCAAGTCAACGCTTCTGCAGGGGCATTGGAGAGAGACCGAGAAATGCGTACGTCCTGGACTTCAATGTTTGACCGCTTGGGCGGTATGTTGAAGTTCACTGAGGAATGAGGGTGCCTAGGTGTTCTGACTGGGTGTGAGGCTTTGCCAACTAAATTGTCTCATCCCGCTTTGACAGTTAAGAAGTATCTGGGTGCTAAATCACACGTTCGCAAATTCTTTCAGGTAATCGGATTATCTCCTCCGATCGATTATCTTGTACATAATTCATCAATTAATAATCTTGCTCGTGGTGTATTGACACGTGTATTACTTTATAAGGGTAAACCTGTCATTCAACCAATTGAGGGGGCTTATAAGAAAAAGTTACGAAAATTTCGTCGTGCAGTTCTTAAAAAATTTTCAACGACCACCCCTGTGACTCGACAGTGTTTTGTCGAGTATTACAAGGGTCGCATGAAATTAGTTTATCAACGTGCGGTGGATTCTTTACAGTACACCAGTGTGAAGATCCGCGACTCTTTCATTAAAGCTTTTGTCAAGGCTGAATTTATTAAAAAGAAAACTTTTTCTTTGAAAGAGTTGGCTGATTTATTTGTTCGTCCTGATCCCGATCCGAGGGTGATATCTCCTCGTGATCCAAGATACAATGTTGAAGTGGGAAGATATTTAAGACCTATCGAACATCGAATCTACAGAGCTATTGCTGATATTTTTGGTGAAATCACGGTCTTGAAAGGGTTCAATTCAGAGCAAACTGGTGCACTGTTTCAAAAGAAGTGGTCCAAATTTTCTAATCCTGTCGCTGTTGGTCTCGATGCTAGTCGTTTTGATCAACATGTGAGTCAGGATGCACTTAGATGGGAACATAGTGTATATAATGGCATTTACAAATCCGTTGAGTTGCAGAATTTGCTTAAAATGCAATTACAGAACAATGTAAAAGGCTATTGTAGAGATGGTACATTACGTTTCAAGACGAATGGTTGTCGAATGAGCGGTGATATGAATACTGCTTTGGGCAATTGTCTCATTATGTGCGCACTTGTTCATGCCTATAGTGAGAGCTTAAACATCAAAGTGTCATTGGCTAACAATGGTGATGATTGTGTCGTGATCATGGAGTCTGATAAGTGTGCCAGGTTTGTTTCCGGATTGACTAAGTGGTTCTCAGAAATGGGTTTTGTCATGAAAGTTGAGCAGCCCGTTTTTGAGTTGGAGAAAATTGAATTTTGTCAAACTCACCCTGTATTTGTTGGCGATCGTTATCTTATGGTTAGGAATCAACCGACTAGTTTGGCGAAAGATTGTCTTTCTCTTAAACAGTTAAAA